TATTGTACAATTAGAGCACAGCAATACCCAAACTGGTATAAAGGCTTTGTACCCTAATCCAAATCAAAAAAATTTGAATTTACTAATTCAAGGACAATTACAAACTTATGAAACAATCTTAATTACTGATATTCAAGGAAAAACTATCCAAGAAATAGATTTGAGTCAATTTAACGGGGAATTAATAAAAATTAATACCGAAGAATTACAAAAAGGATTTTATATCATCCAATTGGTTAAGAAAAGTGGATTAAGATTCTATTCCAAATTTATAAAAGACTAGTTGAATAATCAATATTGAACATTGATTCGAGGGGGTTTATTTTATTACCTTTGCCTGTTAGAGATTTATCGGATTTTGAATGCTCTCATACAATATTCATTAATCTTGCTCAATATCTCATCAACTTCAAAGGTTGGATTTGTGGTTTCTAGATCGTAATCTGTAAAGTCGTAAAAATCCTGAAAGTCTGCTTCGAGTCTTCTGTTAACTGTGTCTGCATCTCTTCTACCTTCTAATCTTTTTCTTCTGGTTTCCTCGTCAATGTTAATATAAAGAATTACAGACTCTTTTCTATCTTCAGGTTTTACCTTAGCTATTCCCTTCGGAGTCATGATAAAAAGATTAGAAGAATGGAATTCCTCAAGAGAGGTTCCATAGAACCAATCATTGAAATAAACTCCTTCGTAAAATTTATCAGCCATTTCAGGGAGATCTGTTGCTTTGATATACCAATAATCCTTTCCGTTCTCTTCCCCATCTCTGATGGGTCTGGTTGTATGTGAAACACAATATTTAAACCCCTTTTCTTCTAGCATTTTTCTTAGATGGTCTTTACCTGATCCACCTTTGCCTACTAATATTAATCTCTTTTTCATTAGTCTACTAATTTTTGAATTGAATAAAATAAAGATAACAGTGAAACTACTGGATCTATCACTGTGGTTCTTTGTGCTTGGTGAGAAGCTACTAGAACAACCACTGCTGGAATAATCTTAGTTTTATCTGGATGATTAGTAACAATCCAATTGATAAATTCCTCTCCGAGAGAAGTCATGACATCATCAACCTTGGTTGAATATTGGCCAACTATAATTTGGTAATTTTTTACTGGATCCTTGGATTCGATTGCCATTTTGTACAAATCTTCGTAAGACCAGTGAGCTTCTTTAACCTTGGAGAGATCAATGTTAGAAACTCCTTCAATAGTCCACGATTGAATTCTATTCAAAGCAGATCTAAAGTCTGGAAAATATTCTCTTTCGAAAGCTGTTAATGACTCCTCGTCTATTGCAATATTCAGTTTCTTTAGAATCAAATTTACTCTAGATTTCCATTCTTGTTTGATTGCTTCTTCTTCATCTGAGTTAGCCGGATCAAAATTGATAACCTCGAATCTACTTTGGATAGCTTCAGGTACTTTGTTAATCCAGTTACAAGTTGCTACGAACCTGGTATTGCCTGCAAACTTCTCGATTGTTCCTCTTAGTGCTTTGTAGAACTGATCAGAAGCACCGTCAAACTCATCCAGGATAACTACCTTCTTAGAAGATCTGCCATCCAAGACACTGATGTTAGAACAAAAGTCGTTGATTTTATTTCTGATAGTATCAACCGAGCTCTCGTCGGAAACGTTGATAAAAATGTGGGGGAGATCTTTTGCTAAGATCTTAGCTAATGTGGTTTTACCACATCCTGGAGAACCGGAAAGAAGTACATTTTGATTTAGTCCTTTGTCCTCAAATAGAACTCTAATTCTAGGAGGTAGGATCATATGCTTGATTTCTTTAGGCCTTAATTTTTCTGTTAATAAGTCTTGAATCATGTTATTTATATTGAAAATATGAGTTTAGTTTCCATTTAGAATAAACTAGTGATGTCATCGGCTTCGGTTTTGTCCGATCTTACCTCTATAAACCTAGGAAGAAATAAACTTCTATTTCCAAATTTATCTGTGATAGGAACATTATATTGGATTGCTGCAATTCTACCAATTAGAGAGTCTGGGTTTACACTAAGTGTTTTTAGATCGTCCTCGGTAAAACCTGATCCTATTTTAACATCCAGAGTCTTAGATTTGTCAGTACAAATAAATCCTCCAATGTAACCTTCCCTCTTACCTTCGCCAGGATACCATCCTACGATCTCTAAATCAAGATCTTTTACTTCTTTTAACTTAACCCATGATTTAGATCTCTTACACTCGTATACGTGATGTGAGGACTTTAAAATGACCCCTTCTCCACCTAGTGCAACTATCTCTTCGTAGATCTTATTTACCTCGTCCATGTTATTTGTTACCCATTGGCGAGCAACTTTAACCGGGCTATCCAATTCCAAGAAGGAAAGAACAGATTCTAAATTTGACCTTCTTTCAAGATAGGTAGAAATACCCTTTCCTCTTTCGAGAGTTTCTGCAGATTCAAAATCAAATACATTATAAAGAAACTCATCGTCTATATTATCAGGAGCTGTTCCTTTTAAAATTTTAGTGACTTTGCCCGATACAGATTTTCTGTTATGATCAGTAAGCTCTCCGTCGAAGAAAATGTCTTCGGTTATCCCAGATTTTCTAAGAGAAGCTAACAAGTGAGATTCGATCTTTGATAGCTTATTCTTATCCAGCTCGTTAAAAGATCTGGTGAAGAAAAGAAATCCATCTCTGGAATTCCCTTTTGCTATGACTCTAACTCCGTCATATTTTTCTTCGCAATAGATTTTATCCCAGCCTTCAATCTCTTTTTGGTCGTCCGAAGCAAGCATTAGAGAAGCATCTGGAATTAATTCTCTTCCTATTGCTTTATTGATTAGCTTAGCTCCGATTCCAATGTTCATTCTTTTGGTTAGAATCTTCATTAGAATAACTCTAAGTTCTATATCCTCCGCCAAATCATCCTCGTGTATAGTTGAATTTATCAAGGAATTAGCTCTCGATCTAAGTGAATCGTTAGCAGCGGAAGATTTTTTAAGATCTTCTACTAGTTCTTTAAAAGTACTAAATCCTGGAAATTTGGGAACGTCTAGACTTTGATGTAAGTCTAGCTTATGAAGTTTAGTTGTGATGAAAGGGTTAAAGCAAACATCTAAGATGTAAAGCATTTCTTCCGATAGATTTTCGGAAATTAGCCTTTGTTTTTCTTTCTGCGATCCGTTGCCCGTAAGGGACTCGACTGCTAATAGGACTCTGAGTTCTTGTTTCATGTAGAAGGTTATTATCTACATAAATATACGGTCCCGTATTATAAAGTGATAGATCCTGCTTCTGCTCCACCTTCTTCTGCTCCACCTGCTTCTTTCTTGGCTTTTTCTGCCTCTTTAGCTGCTTTTTCTTTATAAGACTTATTTTTTTCGAATTCGTCTCTAGATAGAGGAAGAAATCTTCTAATCAAAAAATCCTTATCGAAATAAGGTTTTTCTTCCTCACCTTCCTTATATTTCATATCACCAAGAGCAGTAACGAAAGCTGTAGCTTTGGTTAGATGAGATAGATTTAGAAGTTCTTCGAATTGATTTTCGCTACAGAAGGAAAGGCCTAAATTAGATTTAAACATTCTATCTTTAGAAAGTTCAGGAAAATCTAGACACATTTGAATGTATAGGGGTTTTACTATTATTTCCTGAAAAATTGACCTTAATCTGACCAAGAATTTTCCAAATCTAATTTCATCCCTTTCTAATTGATCTATTGCAATTTGATAATTTGTTGGTGCTGCTCCTCTTCCTGCAAATCTAGCATAAGGAATTTTAGAATCTAATTTCAATTTATTGTAGAAATAAATCACATTTTCCATTACGTTAAAGTCTGGCCCATTTGCGTTTAGAACATCTATCTGTGGGGATTGACCATCTTTTTCGGGGAATAGATAGTTTTTATAGAATTGAACCTTAGGGGCTCCATTAACTAGTAATTCCCCCGAGGTATCATTAATAGTAACATCTTCCTTATAAGAAGACATAAGCTGGCCTAGCGTTTGCATTGCTTTCTGCTGGGACTGAGTTCCAACTGGAATTACAAACTTAAGTCTATATGAAGCATTCATAACATTCCAGATAACTCTGGTATTTTCCATTACTCTTAGGATGTTATAAGATCTAATCAATCTCTCTACATAACTTACTCTAGAAATAGAATTACCTTTAGCATAAGAAATATAGATGATTTGTTCAGACTTTAATGTTCTCATTAATTGGGTATCTTTTGGATACTGAACCCAGATTTGTTCGAAAGATCCATCTGGAGCCTTTTGGGTTGAAGGCTGCAACGAAGTTGGGTCCAATTCTTTAAAACCTACTATCTTCTTTCCGTCTGTAGAATACACAATTTCAAAAGAAAGGAATCCATCGATTAGAAATTGTTTGAATAATTGCCAAGCCAGGTTGTTCTGCTGAAATCCATACAACATATAAATTGTTTTAAAATTCTCCTGTACCTTATCGAGAATTTTATCTTTGATATCTATATTGTTTAAAGCTGGATAAGCAAAGAAGTTCTTATCGTCATAATTAATTGCTTCGTCTGAAATAGTCTCCAAAATAAAATCAATCTCCCCATTTAGGGAAAACTTTCTAAGAAAGTCTCTTTTACCAAGATAATCCTTATCGAAATAAGCAATATATTTTCTTATTCTCGTATCTTGATATCCAAGGGTCCAATAAAAAGCACTGTCTTCAGTAAAACCAGTTCCCTCCTCAGTAAACATCTGGGACTCTGTTTGCCCAATTGTTTGTGAGTTCTTGATAACCATATCCTCATATTGCATCCCAAATTTTCCTATTCGACTCAAATTTTTGTACATTTGAGTTAGAAATTTATTCTGTGGGTTAGCGTCTAAAAAACCTGCCATTTATTCTATTTGTTTATCTTTTTTTAAGCTGCTGGTGGTGCCGGTTCTGCTGCTGGTGCGGCTGGTGCTGCTGGTGCGGCTGGTGCTGCTCCTGCGGCTGGTGCTGCTCCTTCTTTCTTTAATTTTTCTGCTTTCTTCTTAGCTTCAGCATTTGCTTTTATATCATCTGCGCTCAGCCCCAAGTAATTTTCTATTAAATAAGGAACAGAGAAAAATCCCCCTCCTGTGTCATCGGTTAAAGCTATTAGACCATCAACTGCTTCTTTTTTCTTGGTGATAATTTCCATCTCTTGATTTCTAGTAAATGGATTGTCCGAAACATAATCTAACCCTAACTGGCTCTTGAACATGTAATCTTTTTCCAGCTCAGGAAAATCCTTACACATTTGAATCCAGAGAGGTTTTATCAGAATGTCCTGGAAAGAAGTTCTTAATCTATTAATAAATTTAGCAAATCTTATTTCTTGTTTATCAAGTCCTTCTGCGGCATTTGCATATTTACCCATAGTTCCTCCATCAGGACCGGTAAATCTGGAATTAGGAACTTTTGACTCGTTGATTAATTTATCAAAGAAATAAGCAAGAGGAGCTGGATCATTTAAGTTTGGACCCACGTTGTTTAAAGGTTCAATTGTAGGACTTCCATTAACTCCAGAAGGCATTAGGTAATTTTTGAAGAACTGAATCTTAGGTGCTCCGTTAACAAAAAGCTCTCCACTCTGGTCATTTAATGTAATATCCTCTTTATAGATACTCATTAACTCACCTAATGTTTGCATCCCTTTTTGCTGGGATCTGGTTCCGATCGGAACTGTCATCTTCATTCTAAATGAAGCATTCATTACGGACCAGATAACTCTAGTATATTCTATAATTCTAAGAATATTGTAAGGTCTTATTAATCTTTCGGTATAACTTACTCTAGACACTGTGTTACCTTTCGCGTAAGAGATGTAAATTATCTGGGAATCATATAGCATTCTTTTCTTTCTAGGGTCTTTAAAATACTGCCACCATACGTTTAAATAGGTGCCATCCATTTGTTTCTCCACAGAAGGCATTAGGGTCATAGCATCAATTTCTTTAAACCCTATGATATTCTTTCCTTTGTCATCATAGATGATTTCAAATGCAATAAAACCATCAACTAAAAATTGTCTGAAATACTGCCAAGCTGTGATGTCATCAGTAAATCCAAACATGTCATACAACTTCTTATAATTGTCGTTTATTCTGTTAGTTATATTTTCTTTTAATCCAGTCAGATTTAAAAATGCAGGATAAGCAAAGAAATTATGAGTGTCATAGGATATTGCTTCGTCATTTACAGTATCCAGAATAAATTCTATTTCTGGATTAAGAGAAAATTTTCTTAGATAATCTCTTTTTCCTTTATAATCCTTATCAAAATAAGAAACATACTGTTTTGTGGAGGTATCCTGTCTTGCTAAAGCATATAGCATGGTTTCATCCTCAATTAGACCTTTCTTTAGAAAGGCTGCTTCGGTCTGACCGATAGCTTGAGAATTTTTTACTACCATGTCTCCATAATTCAGTCCGAAATTACTAAGGCCCTTAACTGAATCTCGAATTCTCTGAAATATTGGACTTCCTTGTGGATTTTCTATAAAACCTGCCATTGTATTATTGTCTTTAGTTTATAGACCGATTATTGATTTAATTTCGATCTATAGTTATTATATATCTCGTTAACAGGAATGCCCTGGACTTGAGTGTATTTTAGATAGGGTAGTTTGTGCCAATCTGAGTAATCTATCCCCTTAATGTCTCTCATGTATTTAAATTTAAATCCTGTGAAAGATCCAGTATAACCTGTTCCTTTAAAAAGAGAAGGTAAATCCTTTGAGGTTAATCTAATTTCATCGGGATTTCCCCCATCGGAGATTTTCTTTTTGTTATATTCAATAGAGCTTTGAAACTGATCCCAAAACTTCTGAAGAATTTCTAGTCTTTGCTCCGGAGGGGTTAAGGTTAAATCTATAGTCTTAACGATAATTTCTTCTCCTACTCTTTCAGAAGAGATATAAAGAACCAACGGATTTCTGTTAATAAATCTTACTTTCTCGCTAAGCTCTGTGTTTGTTGGGTACGAAAAAAAATAAATATTTCCTGGGATTAAAATTCCTGAATATTTGAAATCCCCTCCCTTTTTATCGGTTCCATATTTATCTAGAAAATAAACATCCGTTTTGGAAGATAAAGCAGGAATAGAGGGTTCGGTTTTTCTATATTCTATAATTTGTTCTTTAAAATCCATTATGAGCTCTTAAATAGGAAATTTTCGTCAACAACTCCAAAATTGTAATTTCTTTTGGCCGCCCATTCTCTAGCAGCTTTAAATTTAGACTGGTTGGTTATCCAGATCTGCATATTCCTATTATATGCTTTCACTTTTGGTAAAGTTTCCGGCTGGGTTAAAACTGGTTTTTTGTGTTGAGCTTCTGGTTTTATCTCTATGATCCATTCTGCTTCTTCCCCGTTTTCTTTTAAAACTTTAATATAAAAATCCACATTATAAATGTGATCTTTTTTATCTAAAGGATTATAGTATGAAATTTGGAGTGGCTCGGATGACCACTTTAGAATGTTTTCGTTGGTGTCGCAATATTTACAAAATCTAAATTCCCAGGAAGACCTGAAGATAATATTGTGAACGTCCCCGATATATTTCTCTGGATTTATTGGTTCATAAAGACCAGATTTATAAATCCCATTTGGTTTTACTTTTTTGATCGACATAGAACTTAAACGTTATATGAGTTTTCGTCTCCGGTAATATGCGAGAAAGGTATAGTTTTAGGTGATTTTGGTGGGTGAATTTTCTTCCATCCTTTAGCAAATCCGTTCTTTGCAATCTGAGTGTAATATGCAAACGGATTATTTGATTTCTCAGGATTGAATCTGTTCCAGTATTTGCAAAGATCCTCCATTGCAAAAGCCATACAGTCTTCTTTATCTTCTGGATCCTTATAAGACATTTTTTTAGATATCCCATGAATCATAAGGTAAAACATATCTATAGTTTCTGGGGTTAAAACTCCTTTTTCCTTAGATTCCATGATTGCTCTCATCAAATCTGAGTTTTTTACGTAATTTGCCATTGTTTTTTAATTGATATTAGTGTAAAAATAAAATCCGCACTTAATGTATTATATCACTAGGTGCGGATTTGGTTTCGGGGGTTTTACCCGTATATTTCTAAAGACGTGGGATTAGTCTTCGTATTCCATAGGCTCGTCAAACCAGCTTTTTTCTCCTTGTTCTGGAGCTTTAACTGCAGGTCTGTAAAGTCTATCGGTTTTTCCTGTAAGGATTTTGTTGATAGATTTATCGATCGCATCGTAGTCAACACTAGAAGAAGCAGGAGGTTCTTGAGTAACTTTTCTCATGATCTGGTGATTAGCACCTAGCATTCTGGTTTTGATTAAAGTTCTTAAGTTTCCGTAGATTTGTCCGTCAGTTAATCCTGGCTTGTCTACACTCTTGTGCCAATCTAAAAGAAGATCTTTCAAAGTGAGAGAAATTAATTCATCAAATTGCTCTTCGCTTAGGTTAGGCCATCTTTTTCTGAATTCTCCATAAGCTATAGAATTAACCAAGTCCATGAATAGTTTACCTAATTTATGGGAAACAGTTCTAACCGGTCTGTGTGGGTTACCAACCATTTTAACATAAACGGTCTCTCCATCTGCAAGAGATTTTTTAACCTCTTTTGCAAGCTCTGCTTGATCTATAAATTGTTTTGCTTCAAAGATTATACCTTCGAAATAATTATCGGGTTGAACATCATGGAAAATACTTTCTCCTAAAAATGTTCTTTTTTCGTTAAGGAAATCCTCAAATGATCTAACGTTCTTCATTCTTATTTTTTTAATTTTTTAGCCTCTTTTCTAGCTTCGTCTGCCACTTTAACTAAGAATTTAACATAGTCAACTGACTTTGTTTTAGTTAACGGATATTCTCCAGTCAGATCGGATTTAATTCCAGAATCTTTAACTACGATAGTAGATTTAACACCATCAATATCTCTGCTTAAAGTTTCTCCGCTAAGTTTATAGCCGAAAGCTTTAGTAGCCATATCTAGAAAATTCTTTTTGAATAAAGGGTTAACTGCATTAGCAGGTCCTTTTCCAAATGCTTCGTATAATTGTAAATTTTGCATATCTTTATTCTTTTTCTTGTCCTTCTTCTTCCTGATCTATAGTCTCCGCTTTCTTTTCTTTACCGTCTGGAGCTACACTCATTTTTCCTTCTGAACTTTCCACGTCTGGTTTTGTTTTCTTGGATTCTTCCTCCTCATTTTCAGGAGCAAAAGACCAAACTCTACTCAGTGCCGATTTTAATTTTTTTTTAATTCGGGACTTGGTCTTTCAAAACCTTCTGTTAAGTTGTATCCCATTTCAGCATTAACTTCAATGTCAATTTGGGATTGAGTATTTTTAGCTGGAATTTCTGCTAGATTTGCAGTATCTAAATTATCGATGTCTGCATTTTTAGAAGATTTAACATCTAAGTATTCTACTTCATATCCTGCGTCTCCTTCTTCTTTACCTGGAGAGGTTGCGAAGTTAGGATTTGTAGAATCTTTAGTAGGTACTTTAGCACCTTTCTCAGGGGCTACTACTAAATTAGATGTTGCTAAGTTATCGCTATCCGGGTTAGAAGCACCTGGGATATTGATTTTAATTTTGTAATCCGCTTCATGCGATCCTCCTGGAGCTTCAGCTAATTCTTGATTTGTTTTAGAAAGATCTGATGCTTCGTCCATTTTAGATTTACCTGATCCTGGAGCAGATGCTAAATTAGGGCTAAGTTTAGAAATCTCTGGGCTTTTAGAAGCTTTTGGATCTGGATATTCAATAGCATAATCAGCGTCACCTTCGGCTTTACCTGGAGCAGATGCTAGATTCATAGCTTTTAAACCTGATTTCTCCCATTCTGTAGCCATGTTAGTTCCTTTAGGTTTTCCTTCAGGAGCTGAAACTAGGGAATCTTGAGATTCACCTAAGTTATATCCAATTCCGTCTTCGGCTTCGTATTTAATTTCTTTGTTTTTATCTTCTGGAGCTTCTTCTAAGTTTGCATCTTTAAGATTTTCAACGTCTTTTTTTCCGTCTTTATCTTGATCTTTTCCTGTTGGAGCAGAGGAAGTGCTAGCTTTTAAAACCTGAGCTGGAGTTTTTCCGTGAACTGGTTTACCTGTTGAAGGAGCTTTAGACATAGTAACAGATTCTTTAACCTCTTCGCCTTCACCTTCTTCTGCATTTTCTTCAGAAGATTGTTTGAAAGCTTCTTCAAGATCTAAAATATCTTCTACACCATATTCTCCAGTTTTACCATTATCTAAAAGAACAGTGTAAGAACCTGAGCTACTATCTGAAGAAATAATTTTTCCAGTATTTCCGCTCTCTTTTACTTTTACATAGTCACCTACTGTAAATTTAGAATCTTCCATTAATTCTTCAGAAATTTCTGTAGAGTTGTTATCCATAGAATCTAATTCTGCATTGATAGTAGACCATTTAGATTTAAGAGTTTGTAATTCCTTTTCTAATAGAGAGTAAGCTTCAGAAAGTTGTTTTGAACCTTTGTATAAAGGATTGGTAGAAACTAAAGCTTCGATCTTTTTCATTTCACCTTCTACTATCGAAATGTTATCGATAACCTGTTTTCTATCGTTAAGCATGATAGATTTAATTCTTCTTTCTCCGTCTAAGAATTCAGTTAGACCTTCAGAGATATCATATTTTAAGAAATCTCTTACCATACCAACTGCTTGAGATCCGTTAACGTTAAATAGAGAATTTTCTCTCATTGCTTCATTAACTCTTTGTAGGAATATTTTACCATCCCATTTAATCAAGCTAACAGATGCACCTTCGTAAACTTTAGAAACGATTGATTTTGCAAAATCCAATTCTACAATTTTATCAAAGTTTTCGTATAATCTGATTAAATCATTGATAACTTTACTTTCGTTAGCACCAAGTCCTCTAGAGATTTTGAAAGAAACTAATTTAGCAAGTTGATTGTAATCACTGAAGTTAACTAGATCATTATTTAAATAAACTTTAGTCGATTCATTTTCTAAAACGATAGAAATTTTGGTATCCCCAGCGTAGATAGAAATACCTTTATCGTCAGCTTTAACATTTTCCGAAACGAAGGATTCTAATAAACCCAGGAAGTTTTTATCCATTATGGAAATGTCTCTCTGAGTTAGTTTTCTAACACCAGCTGAACTTCCTTCAAATAGAGTTTTTCCTATTGCAAAGATAGTTTTGTTACCTTCAACTAATACTGGAGAGTAGATTTTCTTTACTTCAGAATTTCCGTTGATGGTTGGGATATTCATTTTAGAACCATTAGATTCTAAAACAGTTAGGGTGTTAATTAAATTTTTAATGATTGGATTGAATGACCAAACTCTAAGGTCTTTAGAAAGGGCAGCTGTAGATTTTCCTTCAGATACTAACCATTTAGTGATAGTTTCTGTTGCAGGAGAATAGAAAGATGAATTTCCAGTGTTAGCAATTTGATATAAAGCTTTAGAAGCTTCGATTTCAGGTCTTAAGTTATTGATTGATTCAGTTACGGAATTAACTGCATTTTTTACAGAAGAATCCCAAGAATAATTAGAGAATTCATTAACGAAAGACTCAGCAACTATGTATTCAGGTAAATTTTTATTCTTAATTAAATTAACATAATTCTCGCAAAGAATTTTAAAGCTACCGTGATCGAAGATACCTTTCTTAGAAAAATCTAAGATAGATTCCATAATACCTAAATTTTCCACTCTGTTAGACTTCACAAATGAAGCAGCAGAAGGATCGAATTGAGCCATGCTTTCAAGTGCTTCGTTTAGAAGACCTTGTTTTTGAGTTGGTTTAGCAACTTCATCTTTAGCTCCATCAACGTAAGAACCTGCATTCTTGTTAGCTAATTTATTTCCTAAACCACCCCAAGATTCAGAGATAGCTTGTGCTCTTGATCTGGATAAATCCATTTCTTCTCTTCTCAGAGCTTCCATAGGAGAGATTTTATTCTCTATTTTAGATTCTATCGCTTCGGAGATTTTAGATTCTGTGATTGTGTCGTTCCCGTTTTTAAGCTCATTAATATAAGCTTCACACAGATCTTTTACTTCTCTCGATTGAGTAGATTCTTTTAAGGTTTGCAATTTGTTTATTAAATCCATTTTCCTGTTTGTTTTTTTACAGTTTATATATCTTCCTTGTTTTAAGGAAATTTTTCTCTTATATATTCATTCGAGTTTTAAAAATAACTCAATTTTTTTATCTAGCCACTATTATTTCGAGTTTAACATCAATAGCAGCGTGTGGGTTTGTGATAGTAATTCCTCCTCCGGGATAAACTAAATCCTGGCTTGATAAATTCCATCCAATTTCTTCTGAGTTTATCGATCCTGCAGGATTACCAGAAAGGATCATTAATTCTCCGATAGGATAAGTGTTCCCGTCATAAGTCCATGTTAAATACTTTTGGTTCTCTGGAGTTCCGTTAGTCGGTCTAGGTAAACCTGGGATAACTGGAAGAGCAGCATTGTATAAAATAGGGCTGATCGGAGCAGGATATTTAACCTTGATTGCAATCCATCTAGCAAATCCCTTGTCGTCGACTAGATCGTTCTGACTTATCATAACGGAAGTATTAGACTTTAAACTGATTCTCATTCTAGAATAAGCAGTTACCCCAATAAGTATAGAAGATAGATCAAAAAAAGTTGTCTTGACATTAGATTCATCCAAGACAAATTTATCTTTGAAGAATATAAATCCAGGTATTGTTCCTGGAGGGCATATAATAGGTCTACTTGCCATTAGTTTGCTGTTAATATTGTTATTCTAACCGTGTAATTGGTTGGATTGGTAAACACAAATCCTGGTTCTATTCCGGTATAATCTGGATCTTCACCAGGATCAACCTGCCAGCCAAACCAAGGTGAAGTAGTTTTAACTGCTCCAGTCAAGACCATAAATTCTCCCATTGCATATCTAGGAGAGTTTTTATAATTCCAATAAATAATATTTTCAGTATCAACAGTTAAATGTGGAAGATACTCAGCTTGAGCCATTAAAAGACTAACCTCCCCGTAGGTAGTTTCAAAATTACCAACGTCAAAATTAATAGAGGTTAAAGCAGGAATATTAAAGGTTTGTTTTTGATAATTAGAAAAAGACTGAATTGGATGGAAAAAATCCACCAGACTCAAGGTTTCTTCCGTGTATTTCTGCCAAGATACATTTAATGCTGTATTATAAAATCTAATGTTATTCGGGTCGTTGAAATTGGAAAAAGTTAAATTTACTCTCCTTAAGGCAGTTTTATTTACTGCTATAATAGCATAGTCAACTAAAAACTCTGCAGATCCACCAGGAGGTAAAATTGAGGTACTGTTTCCGTCCCCAACCACAAGGAGGGTTTGTTGATCAGAGGCGTTTCCTCCGTCGTAGTTATTTCCCCCTGTAGGTGCAGCATAGCTTATAGTTGTCATTTTATAAAAGCAGTGGATTTATATTTACTTTCCCAGAGGAATCTATTTTCTTATTAGAATTCACAGGAAGTAAATTATTTTCTTCTATTTGGATTCTTCTATTTTGTATAGACTCTTCTAATTTTTCTTCTATTATAGATTCTAATTTTTCTTCTACTATAGATTCTAATTCCTCTTCTATATTTTCTGTCACTCCGCCAACAGAGTCAATAGACGAGGAGTCTCCTCCCTCTATATATTCATTGTCAGATGAAAGATATTCGGCAATAGTAGAATTTGAATCATCTATTTCCGGCTCTTTGGAATTGTTTTCAGGTTTTATATAATCTATTAGGGATTTAATAAATCCAAGAGCAACTAAAGGAAGTATTGCCCCCGAAACTGCAGCCAATATTCTTTTTTGATAAATTACATCCTCTTCAATTAGTCCAAAAAGTTCAGACCATCCTTGGAAATTCTCCATGTGAGAAAAAGCATAGTACATATTCCCCTGCATTTGCATCAGAGTAATAGCACCAAATAGGATCCAAACCAGAGTTCTGTTCATTTTGTCTAGAATAACCAATGAAGCCAATGAAGCAGCAGCTCCAAGTTCAAATCCAATTGCTAAAGAAACTGCAAGCCAGTAAGGATTGGACAACTGGAAGAAATCTATAACGTGAATCGTTGAAATAACACTTACCAGCAGATAAAGAGAAACAAAAGTTACTATAATGGATCTGTGTACAAATTTGTTCTTCATTTTAAATTATTTGGATTGTAATTTTTTTATTTCTTCATCAATCTGAGTTTGTCTATTAACATCAAGGATTTTTCTGTCCGTGGATTGAATCATTCTTTTTTCGGCTTTCAGTCCTTCAATCTCTAAATCCTTCCTGTTTGGGAGAGATTCGATGATAGATTTTTCTTTTTGTAATTCTTTCTTAACTTTGTTTAGTTCAGAATTCACCCCACAGGATTTGAAGTAGATTAGGATCAACAAAACCAATATGATTTTAATCCCATGTTTAGATAAAAAATTGTCTAATTTGTTCATTTTAATTTTAATTTAATTAGATTTATATATCCACAAAAAAAAGCACCCATAAAAATGAGTGCTTTTTTATAAATTTATTTAAGATTAAGCAGTTTCGATTCCTTGTTGAGCAGCTGCTAAATCCTTTTCAAGGTCTTGGATAGCTGAAGCATCTTTCTTAACTTCTTCCAAAGCTACTGCGATAGGTTTGAAAATAGAAATGAAGCTTTCTGCTGCCTTTAAACCTCTTCCTTTTGATTTAGAAAGGAAATAATGAGTAGCTTCCAATGGTAATGAGCCTAGAAAAATCGTATTGTCTTTAACTCCTTCTTGTTTGATTTTACTTAAAGTTTTGTGAACTTCAATAACACCTAAAGATTCAGTTTGAGACCATTCTGAATTCTCCTCTACAAAAAGAATAAGATCTTCTAAAAGACCTGCACTCATTTTAACTGCGTAGACTTTCTTTGCAGTATCTTCTTTAAGTTTTTTAACCTGACTCTCTAGTGATTGGATTTTTTTAGTGTCCAAAGTATCAATAAAGGTGTCTGCAAGATTAGTAGAAGATCCAGCTACACTTGGAGTGATTTCGGATGCGGTAATTGGGGTTGTTTTTGGATTTGCCATTTATATTAGTATTTTTATATTCTTATATTTAAAATTGAGAAAAGTTTCAATTATTTACGTCAAAAATATCGAAATCTTCTCTATTATTTTGAAGATAGACCCTTAGATGCTGTCTTAGATCTTTTGTTGGATAAATTTTAGCCGGTCCTTCTGGACCAATATGACATAGGAATCCTCCGTGAGTTTCTAAACCTATTTCATCCTCTAGCATCAGTCTATATAAACTTACCTGAATAGAATACTCATTTAAATGGTTTTCCCATAAATGAGAGAAAGGGTGAAGCAGTTTCTTATACTTTCCATTTGGATGATCATCAGACTTAAACTCTTTATTTGTTTTCCAGTCTCCTATTAAGAATAGGACTTTATTCTGTTTAGTATCCCACATTAAAAAAGGTTGGTCTATAGTTCCTGCTAATCTCCATTTCCGAGAAAATATTTTTAATTCGGAAGTTAGAGGAACTAGATTCTTAAATCTGCTGTCATATAATTCCATGAATTTGCCAACTCTTTCTACTAATCTTTCCCCGTCTTTTTCTAGATCTAGTTCTCTCTTTTCTCCACCCCAGAAATCCTCAATCCATTTATGAACTTTAGTTCCAAGATCGTTAGCAACATTTGCTTTCCCTTGCCACTCTTCTAGAATGACAGAAACATCTACTCCCCTTTCCCTTGCTTTTCTATTTGACCAATATTCCCTGTCAAAAGGGACTTTGAATCTCTTGATAAAACCTGTTACAGAATCATACTTTATATCCTTATAGTGATAGGTGTGAGCCCCCTCCTCAAAGACGAAATTTGGATCTTTGAATACTGAAATTTTACTTAAAAATTCCTCTTTAGTTGAATTTGTAATCATAATTAATTAAAAATTCCAACAATCCAAGATAATATTTCCGTTCTGTATGAAAATATAAAAGCCAAAGCAGTAACTTCAGCGATAAATCTTGCGATCCAGAGTAAGGACAATTCTCTAAATACAAAGTAGTAAATTACCAGATAAGACTCTTCGTCTGTTCCCTTAATTGGATTAATCAAAGGAGCAAGTAGTTCTTGCAAACTCATTTTTGTTAGATAATCATTAATGGGTCTAATCTGGTCAAAAACAAACGATGGTCTAGCATATTTAGGGAAGTCTGGGGATTCAGTTACTTCAGGAGGAAGATTTACTACGGTAAATATTCTTCCAAACCAATCCTTTCTAAGTCTCAATTTCGACCATTCTGGTGAATCAAAAGACTCTTTTTTGATTGTGGAGAGGTATTCTCGATATAGTCTTATTTCTTTTATTACTTTAAAAAGTCTAAGCATAATTTTTTGGATTTCTTCATTATAGTGGAAAAAACTATTTAATTTCCTCCATCTTTAATTTTATTTTGTTTCTTGCTCTTCTGATCCTTGTTGCTATGGATCTCTTTTTAATTCCATACTTATCAGCTATGTCTTTATACTTCATTCCATTGATCTCTCTATCGATCATAATGTCTCGGTATAAGGTAGGAAGAGATCTTATTTCCTCGATGGCAGTTTCGTACATATCGTCTATACTGTCCCCGTCGTGAGCAAATTTCCAAAGTGGATCTTCTTCAATAGTGTAGGATGGATTCTTAACTTCCATTTTAGAAGAAGAATATTCCAAATCATCTAGGGATTGAGTTACGTATTTCTTTCTAGTCTTTAGAATCAGTAGGGATTCATTCCTTGCTATGTTATAACACCAGGTGGAAAAATTTCCTCTTGAGCTATCGTATTGGTCTATTTTTAGCCAGACCTTGGCCATTGTGTTTAGGAACGCATCTTCTGCAAGTTCCGAATCTTTTAAAATAGTGTAACAGTGATTTATCACTCCGGGTTTCACCCTTTCAAACAGATCTTTAAAACTTCTTTCGCTACGGAGCTCAATAAAACTGTTAGCAAGTACCTGAATGTTCTTTTCTTTCTTTTCTTTCTTCAATTCTTTTTCCATGTTTTCTTATATTTCTTTTAATTTTTTATTCAATCTCTTTAATTCTGACAATTTCTATTCCTGCTTCATGGAGGAATTTTATTGAATCTGTCTTTCTATATAACTCCTTAAATACAACTCTCTTAATTCCAGCTTGAATGATTAATTTAGAGCACTCAAAGCAAGGAGAAAGAGTAACATAAATTGTAGCTCCGTCTGAGCTGTTAGTGCTTTTAGCAAGTTTTGTGATCGCATTCGTCTCCGCATGGAGAACATAAGGGAGTGTAACGTTGTTTTCGTCCTCACACTGATTCGGGAATCCTGACGGACTCCCGTTATAACCATCCGAGATGATGGATTTATTTTTAACAACTAAGCATCCAACCTGGGTTCTTTTGCAGTGGGAATTTGTCGCCCACATTTCGGACATTTTTAAATAGATTAAATCTGTCTTTAGGGTTTTCTCAGATTTTATAATTCTGATGAGATTCTCTTTCTGCTCAGAAGAAATAAATGTTCCTTTATTTCCATCTTGCGGAAGTGACCAAAAGGGTAAATCTAATTTTTCCGGATGATTGGCCAGTACATATTCGGCCGTTTCCACATTTATTCCATTGTTTGTCATAGTTTTCTTTGATACAACTAAATATACGGTCGCCCAATTATCTAATCCAAAGAAATTTAAAAAAAATTATTCCAAAATATGGGAATGTGGTCTATATGGCTTATTGTCCCTTATATTCAAAGGTCCATTTAAGGCTGAATTCATAGAAGCAAGAAGAGCTTTTATATCAGCTATGTCCTGAGCAGTAATTTCTGTTGACTTGTCCTTGCTAGATTCATTCTTTTTTTCTCCAGCTTTAGATGCACTAATTTTCTCTGGCTCCTTAGATTCCATCGGTTTTTTCTCATCTGACGGGGTTGTGGTTTCCTTATTTACAGGGGTTTCTGTTTTTTCCTTAGCAGGTGACTCTTTTTTCTTTCCTCTTATCTTAGCTTTTAATTCAGTCCCGGCTTTTTCTATTTTAGCTTTAACAGATAATTTTTCAGGTTTATTTTCAACAGAAGCCGGAGAGGTAGAGGAATCCTCGGCTTTTTTCTTTTTTATAGCATCGGAAACCCCCTTAATTGTAGACCCTAAAGTAGTTTTCTGAAAAATCCTCTTCGACATCTCTTTTAGATCGATATTTTTCTCTGCATTTTTTTCAGGGGTTATCCCAGGAGTAAGAGATTTTAAAGAAGGAGGTTCTTTTTTCTCCTGAACCCCAGCTACCGATGAATCTAAAGCTGAATCTTTCTGTACGATTTTTTCCTTCGACAGATCAGAAAGAGTGCCTTCCTTATTTGTATCTTTCCCCGATATTTTTTCTCTCAGCCTGCTAAGAAGACCTTTTCTTTCCGTTTTTTCTTCCGCAGTTTTTTCTTTCTCCGCCTCTATTTTTTCTTCCTTAGATTTCTTTTTAATGTTGAGTTTTTCTAGTATAGATTTCTTCTCTTTCTTTTCAGCTTCTTTAGATTTCTTTTCTGCAGATTCTTTTTCTGCCACTGCCGCTTCTTCTTTCTTAGCTTTTTCTTTTTCCTTAAGACCTTCTGTACTAGTAACCCCTTCAACTATAGTAGAATTTTTTTCTTCTTTTTTTCTTCTAATTGACTCTACTATACTACCGGCACTAGACTTTAAAACTCCGGAAATACCTGCTTTAGCAGCATCCTTCAAAGACTTTGTTTCCAGTAAAGTTTTTCCAGCATTTCTTATCCCTGATAATCCAGCTTTTTTGATCTCATTATTTCCTGCTTCTGAATTTTTCTTGAAAGTTTCAAGAAATTTAGAAAACATGTTATCTTGGCTTTTTTTAGTTTCTGCTATTACCTTTTGGGGATCCGAGGTTGATGATTTATTCTCGGTTTTATCAGGTGCAGCTTCTTTTTTCTCAACAGATTTAACAACAGCATCCTGGACCGATGAAGTCGTTTTGTTCATTGCTCTTATTTCTTTTACCAGAACATCTAGATTTCTGGTAAGGTCAGAAAGCTCTTTAAGTATTTTTTGGGAAGAATCTGCCACTAAAAAAGTATTTTTCTTTTATATATCAGAATTTTACTGCTTAGACAAATTGAATATCTCCTTCTTACCAGACTCTTCTGCTATTTCTCTATTTTCCTCCTCAACAGCAAGATTCAATTTATCCAGCCAAATTTGGTATTCGTAATAAGGAATAGACTCAACCCAAACCGGATCAAGACCATGTTCCTTCCACATTCTGAACTTCAGATCAAAGAAGTTCTCCAAAGATATTTGAAATAACGAAAAGAGATTTGAACCCGAAGGGAAACGTTATTGGTGCGGCGACCTCAGCACCGCAGGTTGGACAATTTAGTTTAATATCTAACTTTGTTCCGATTTTAATAGCTTCTGAAAGTTCGTAATACAAAGAAAATTCCTCTTTAGACCAAGAATCCGATTCTTTCATTTTTTCGCTTATTGTTCTGTAATTAAGACCTCTCCATTCTTCGAAAATAAAAGGAGCAATCTTGATAAAGCTTTCGTCAACTTCAACACCTTTTCTTTCTGATTCTACAACAAAAGAAGTAATCTCGTCCATGATTCCTATGGAAGGAACAGACATTCTAATTTCTTTTCCCAATTTCTTTACAGGTAAAATAAAGAGTCTATCCATCGGGGAATAGTATTTCATAATTTTTGAGTCTATCTCATAATCGGATAAAATACCAGTTCTTAGCTCTATTCCGTTTGATAGGGGACAAACGTTTTTATCTTCACAATTTGTATCTGGAGTTATAATTATTCTATTCTCACCTTGAACAAAAGTTAAATCCCGAATTGCCATAATCAAGAAGAATCTATCTTCCTGTTTTAAATCCTTGAACGAAACTACTCCTTCTCCTGGATAATGTATGGTACAGCATTTACTTAATATGAAATTAAGTTTCTCGTTTAAATCTATTAGATCATCCTCATCTATAGTCGAATAATGTCTAATCTCTTTAACTTCTGCTGCTCTAATAGCAATCTTTGTTCCGTCTGGATAAAACCATCCTTTGGAAGGAAGAATATTAAGAGGTAAATTTTTCCATCCAAAATCAAGACCTGGACTGAATTGAGGTTCTGGGTCAGGCCTACGAATTCTATTTTCTACTCTTCCTAGACTAATTGGTTCTTCCTGATAAACAGAGACTGGATCCATTGTATTTTGTGATTCCAAAGGCTCTTTAGGCTCTGACGGAGGGGCAGGTTCCAAAACAGGATCATCATAAACGATTCCACCTTCTCTTTCTTTCATAGAAAGTATTTCTTCTGGAGATAATCCTCCTAAAATTCCTTGATCTTCTAGTCCCATATTAAATTATTCTTTATATTTTATATACCCACATACAATAAAAAATGGATATTCTATATTTTAGAATATCCATCTCGAAAAAGTTTCGGTTTATGAAATTATTATAAGAATTGATCTTGCCAGTAATCTGCTTTCCAAGAAGTGTTTAATTCATATAAGGTTTCCCCCGCACCATAATTTAAAGCCATTTCATTTATTGATTCAGTTAAGAAGCAATTGTTAAGACTAATTCTTCTGAATACGTCCCCTTGCTTATTGAAGATTGAAACTACCATAGATCCAACGTAGTCTTTCTTCAGACCCATCGCACCAGTTAATGGATTGTAAATTAAATCCGCCCATTGTCTCATGATCTTATAGATGATCATCGAATTTTGTTCATTTAAATTTACTTCAAAATCTACGGAAAAAGTAACTGAAGTATCTCCAGGAGCTCCTCCTGCATATCTTCTTTCAGCAAATTTGTAATTCTGAACAGCTGCACCTGATGGTTGTATGTCTACTGCTAATCCTGATATTTTCTTTACCTGTTGGGTTAATATTCCCTCTCCTTTGAACCTTGTATTGGCCAAAGTAACAGCAGCAGGAGGGGTAATGATAACCTCGAACTGGTTTAAATAAACTGGTTCGTAAAGTTTAATACCTGCTGCGGAATTCGTAAAATGTGGTAGTCCTGCCATTTATTTTTATTTATTTTATAAGAACAGATCGTCCCAATAGTCTACTGCCCAAGTCATATTGATAGCGTATAGTTCAGTTGAAGTATAATCTAATTCCATAGCATCTATACCTTTCAAAGGAAAACAATCTCTACAAGTTATTCTTCTAAATACATCCCCTTGCTTATTGAAAACTGAGATGACAATAGTTCCTGTGTAGTCTCTTTTTAAACCCATTGCTCCTGTTATAGGATTGTAAATCAAATCTGTCCATTGTCTTAGGGTTTTAAAAACATACATAGAATTTGCATCATTCAAGTTAACCGAAAATGAAATTCCCAAGTCAAATGTTGTAGTATCGGGTTTTGCTCCTGAATAGTTTCTAGTTGCAAATTTATACTTCTGTTCTACAGGAGCCGGAGTTTTATCAACTGCCATCCCGTTTATATTTGTTACTTGCTCTAGTAGAATATTACCACCCAGAACTGGTCCAGGAGGGGTAATTAAAACCTCAAACTGGTTGAGGTAAACAGGTTCGTATTTGTTTATCCCAAACAGTGAATTTTGATAATGTGGTAATCCAGCCATTCAGTTTTTTCTTATTTTCTATATTTATCCAACTTCTTTAATCTTTCAAAATTTTCAGATTATGCGAACTGAATAAATCCTCCTGCTGCGATTCCTCCGGTTCTAGTAACAGTGATTCTGTTAATGAACTTCTGGATTCCTCTTGCTGGCTCAAGGATAACGTCTATAATACCGATGTTTTGATCAATTACTGAAGGTGGATTGTTTGAAGCATCCATGATTACTTGGTAAGCATAGATTCCGCCTCCTGATCTAACTCCATCAAGGTAATTGTCTACCAATGTTTTAATTTCAAGTCTGATAGAATCTTCGTTGAAGTCAAACAGGTAGTTGGAAAGAATTTGTTCTACATCATTCTCAACACTGATTAAAAGGTCCCTAACGTGCACTAGGCTGAACGCTGAGTTAACTGTTTGATATCCGGTTTGGTTACCGAAGATAACAACGCCTAGGCCTCTCTTTTTGATTATAGGGTTGATACCGAAAGGCTCCAGATAAGATCTATCTTCTAAAGTGAAGTCATATTCAAGTCCTACTAAGTTTGTTCCTGCAATAGTTCCTCTCTTTTGTCCTGCTACGATTGCGTAAGGTTCTCCGTTTGCAAATTTAGCAACGAAATTGTTGGAAACAAATGCTGCTGGTGGAACGTTCACGTTTCTGTTGTTCTCTCTTAAAGTAACATAAGGAGCATAGAATGCTGCGAATGAAGCTCCTAAAGCTTGAGTTGGTAAAGAGAAAGTATATGATGGGTTCAGAGCTAAGTTACCTCCGTCTGCAATATATTGGGTTTGTAGTGCTGGATATGGATCAGCTGCAGTAGGTGCTGCTGTAAATCTAGGATCTACAGATTCTTGGAACTGAGCCATTGAAGGTGCATTAATAAATGCAAGTGCTTGTCCTCTCATCATTGCCAATTTACTCAATTGGTATTTAGAGTTCGGAAGAATCACTCCACTAAATGTATCTACGATGTACCTGAATGAAATAACGTCTTTAGTTGCAAGAGTTGCTGCAATGTTAGTGTTGTACATAACATCTAAAATTTCAGTTATTCTAGCATCTTGACCATTAGGTCTGTGGAAGTCACTCAATTGAAATCCTTCAAGGTATGTGAAGTCAAATGAAGTTGTGAATTGAGGAATTGATTGGAATTTCTGTACTTGTAATCCTGTATTTCCACCTGAGTAGAAGTAGATAGGTCTTGCAGTAGTTACTGTTACTATACCAGAAAGAGATGTTGTAGCTACCGAGGTAACTTTGGTCAACCTTTGTTGTCTGTTAGCATTTCCAACTTGGCAAAGATCTAAGTCAGTAGAAACTAATAGATCTCCAACTGAAACGGTGTAAAGGTTGCTGTCCAAACTAAAAGAAGTAACGCTAAGTTTTCCGTTTATCCCTCCTTGTACATCGATGTATTCGTTAATACTTCCGATGGAAGATATAATATCCAATTTATTAGTAGCTGGATATCCTGCGATTTGTCCTGTACTTACAGAAGCATAAGACGCTCCAAAATTAACCAAAGGTTCTAAACTATTTGAAGATCTGGAAATGTTGCTATATCCAAAAGCATAGGTGATAGCATATTGATCTCTGTCTACGTCTTGTTTATAAGCTAAATATTGAGGAGAAGATCCAGATGCATTATCATAGATGGTATCCCCGTCCTGAAGCTCTGCATACAGAACATTCTGATAGAAGGGAGTTGTGATTTGACCTAATAAAGCATTAGCGAATCCAGTAGGAGCTTGAGGGCCAGTAGCTGACGTTCCTCCTGGTCCTAGAGTAAATTGGATTCCTAAAGCATCGGAAGCACCGAATTGATAGGATGCTGTACCCCCTAAGATTGCTCCTGTTATTCCATAAGGTGAATATGTTGATCCAGCAAAATCATCTGCTAAAGGTGTTACCGAGATTCCTAAAGCTCTATATTTAGAAATATCCAAAGGATGACTGAATGCAATTCTTAAACTTCCACTTACTTGTGCAACATTTGCAACTTTTAATTTTACAAGATCCCCATTTGAGAATTGGTCGATTATAGAATCACTTCCAGTAAGTCCTGAAATTTGTCCTACTACGTAAGGATTTGAAGTAGAAGATGGGGTTAAGAAAGTTTGAAGATCTAATAGATCTGCTGCACTTAGTCCCGCAAAAGATCCTGAAGCTCCGGTTACTGCTGTTAAGAAGTGTAATCCTCCAACATAAGCATTAGGATCGTAAGTATTAAATCCTAGTACATTAACACCAGCAGTACCACCCCAAGTTGTTGTAGCAGCTACGGAAGGTAAACAATATAAAGTACCTACATTAATAGCTCCGGTTGCTCCAGTGATACCTGCGTTATCTTGAAGATTAGAATAGTTTCTTGTGTACAAATAATCTTGTAAAAGATTCTGATCATAACTTAAGAAATTAAGCTTTGCATCTTCAATATCTCTATCTCCAGAAAGTTCGTCGATTAAGTGATTACCCACTAAGTCAACCTTATAAGGATTAGTACAAAGATTTTCTAAAGCATCTTCATCAATCGCACAGAATAAACCGTTTGAAGGGGTATTGTTGTTAATAAGAGTTTGGATGTATTCATTGTTGCCGTTTAGGTTAACAAAGTCAATAATTAAACATCCGGTAGTAACTGATACAATTTCAACGTCTTGCTGATTCAAGAAATTATTCATTTGGCTCTTAATGAATCCATTTGCAGTAAAGAAACTACTCCATTTTGGATCTTGAGAAAGAGCTGCATAATCTGTCCAATCCCCAGAAACTGCTATCACATCGATAAACCAGTCCGAGATATAGTCATAAGGGTTAACATAAGAAGGAACGTTTCCTGCACCATACCAATCAATAGCAAAAATGTCATAACCTAATAAAGGAGGATTAGCATCTGTAGATTTTCTAACAATCACAGACATTGCATCTGAACCTAGATTTACTAGGTTGAAGATTCTTCCTTGGTCAATTATTGATCTAGTAGCTAGAAAATACTTTGTATCTGCATACCAGAATCTCTCTTTGTTATAATAAGAAGCATAAAGTCTCTCAGTAAGAACCCCGTTCTTCTGCTCTGTATCTACGGAATATCCAAAATAAGGAGTTTTATCTGCAGTTGGACTATCTACATCATTATTCAATCTTAATAAATTAAGAGCGAATACTGGTCCTGCGTTTAAGCAGGTAAAGATAGATCTTTGAAAATAAGATCCTTTTGCTTCTAGAGTTTTATCTATGTCTCCAAAAATAGCTAACGCGGTAGTAACGTCTGGAATATAGACTGGTGCGTTGAATGGTCCTTTATTAGAAAATCCAACTACCAGACGAATAGTCTGAGATGTTAAGATAACGTTTGCAGACGCATCGAATTCCAGGGTATAAACTCCAGATGCTTTAAATTGGGATAAATCAAGTTTGACTTTTTGTGCCATTATTCAGTGGTATTTTTTGCTTTGTATATATCTAACTAACTCTATACAAATTAGAGCTTACTAGTTTTGATTTATATATCCGATAAAGAAATCATTTTTAGAGAAGAGAATTGAACGAATCATAAAATCCTCCATCTTTAGTTTTCATCTTGCTATTATTTTCAGGGGAATTTCCTCCCACTAGTTTTTTTTCTATAATATTTCTATAGGAGGAATCAATTTCGTCATAAAGATCTTCAATTAAGTCAGAAAAATCACTAGAATCAAATAGAGCTGAGAGATTAACTAGGGTCATGGCAACATCATCGTGACCAGATTGGGAGGAGTATGTCCCCCTTCCATTCATTCCAAAAGAAAATAGCTCAGAGATTGTCCATTTTTTCTCATTTATAATTGCCCGATTAACCCGAATAATTTGTCTTAGGGATTCACAATACTTTAATTTGTTATTTCCACTGTATTTTATTCCTGGTTTTTTAACTCTAGCAGTTTCGCTATGCTTAGTGTACACAAATACTTCTTCAGAAATACTATCGTTTGCTAGGATCTTATCCATCAAGAGCTCCCCTTTATAGTTTAATTCGAGAAGTATTTTAACTCTATCAACACCAAACATGGTTATTAGGGTTTCTGGGATTTTTTTAAAGTCCTCAAGCTGAACCTCATTGTCTCTGTAAACCCCAACTTGAAGCAAACCAAAGAAATCTGATTCATCTTCGAAGTCTTCTAGTTCTTCTATAACTTTTTTAGGGAGAGGAACAACTTTAAACACATTCAGAACTGTAAAATCTCCTCCACCTCCTCCAGCAAGATCTATTGAAAGAACATATTTTTTTCCTGTCGGATCGACTACATTTGGATCAAATTTAGGATGCCATCTGAAATTTTTATAGTTTATTCCTAGATTATCAAACTCTTCAACTTCTTTCCAAACATATTCAGTTTCATTGCTCTTAATTTTTTGTAGCTCTTTTGATCCTAAAAGTAAAGTAGATGAACTTAAAAACTGATTTCCGTATTCTTGATTGAAAAGTTCTTCACTTCCCAAGTTGGCAATCTCATCTTTTTTCCACGCTTCGTCTCTTCCGGGAACTTGCCACCAGTCAACCCTAATTGGATTAAAAGTATTATCTCCATTCAAAGCTCCTTGATAAATTTCCCAGAATTTATTCTGCCCGTTTGGGGTAGAAGTGATAATAATTCTTGAAACTTTTGAAGAAGAAACTGTGGGGTATGTTGATCTAAAGAAAGATTCTATGAAGTTCGGATGAATGTGAGCAAACTCATCCATGTATAAAAAGTGAATTGTAAAACCAATCGCTGAAGTTTTTGTTGTTGTTTTACCGATTGCTCTACATCCATTATCGAATTTAAGAGACATTACATTATTAACAACTATCCCTGGTTTTAAAAACCAAGGAAGACCTCTGACAATTTCTTTCAATTTGGACATTAATTCTTCCGCTGTAGATCCAACGTTTGCAAGAATCATTGCATTTTTCTCATGATTGAACACAAGATACCAAACTAAAATAATAGCTGACGTGATGGATTTACCAACCTGACGAGGTGCTAGAAAAACATTAAATCTGTGGCTTTGGTATTCTTTTAAAACCGAAGCTTGGTAATCTCTAAGCTTGATGTAATCTAGACCGTGGTCCATCATTACTTGGCAGTATTTAGCGAAGTAAGTTACATCTTTAGCACATCTTTCAATCTCTAGGATTTCTTCTTGGGTATATTCCCAAAGTATATTCGCCCTTTTTAATTCAGGATCTCCGTCGTGAAACGGGTTATCAACTTCTTTATAGTCCAGTCCTTGTTCTTCAATCTTCCAAAGAAGTTCGTTTACTCTATCGGTGGACCAATAATTACTTTCATTCTCTTCTATTTCTGGCATAAATTTTAATTAAATAGACTGTCGTCTATTTCTAGTGTATTGTCCCCGTCCATAGTTATGTCATTTCGGGTAATTCCAAGTTCCTCTTTTCTTTTTGCATTGACTATAGAATTTTCATTTGTTTCATCTATAATAGCATCTTCGATTTCAGTTCCTAGAATATCCCTAAGTCCCTCCATTAGGCCTTTAGTTCCTCTAACTTTAATTCCCTCCTGTCTGTGAGAATGAATTCCTCCTTCTACCGAAGGGGATCCAGTTTGGGAATTGTAATCCATTGGCATTGCTCCAGCATAGGCTTTTTGTTCTCCCTCAGCTCTAAGTCTGATGTAGCTGTCTTCCATTTTATTCATGTAGTGCTGATAATCTTTCGGCATCTGCATTATCTGGGATTGCAATTGGGCTAAAACTTCAAACATTCTAGGGTTAGCATTCCCTAGATCTATTTCTTCCAAAAGTTTTGTAATAGCGTGCTGAGCAGTTCTAAGCTGAAGCATCATAGAAGACAAATTCATTGCATCTATCTTTTGCTTGTAAGCTACATAGTCCGTTTTTTCAATTAGATTCTCCTTTAAATAGAAATCAACAATTGAAGCCATGAGCATTCTCGCATCCGCACCCGTGTCCGACTTCGCAGAAGCAAAGTCCATAATGTCTGTTGTTTTTAATCTAGGAAGGTCCAAAGGATTAACTCCTTCATATTCTAGATTTTCCTCCATTAAAATTGAGTCAAGGGCATTTTTAATATTGTCCTGTACAACTTTTTCTGGTTTTGGTTTTCTTCTTGGCATATATTTTTATGTTTAAGAAATTACTTTCTGTTAGCAAATTTAGGCAATTTAAGTTTAGGCTGTGCGTTATCTATAATGTGTGCAAGCTGTGCATCTCTAACAATAGACTGGTTCAGAACTATAGATTGCTTATCTATATCTATCATTTGTTTGAATAGTCTTATATTACTTAATAATAAAGGAGATGTAATAATCTTGTAGGAATTGTTATCAGTTCCATAGTAAGGAGAATTTAGATCTTGATTTAAATCAGGTTCTGCTGCAAATGTATAGGTTGTAGAGAGAGATTTAACATACTCGTGAATATTTTTCAGATTGCTCGACTGATCCTGTGGATTTGTTGGATCATAAGACATCTCCCAGAAATTAATAGCAACTTGTTTATATTTGTTCGAAACGTTAACCACCACAGCATACCATTCCCCATAAATTGCTTTAAATTGGAGAGGAGAGTTAATTACCAAATCGTTCAAAACTACCTCGATACTTCCAACTCCTAGATAACTAGAATTTGAAGGCTCGTCGGATCCGGAATGAATAATGTCGATTCTTGTTCCTTTTACGTCTCCGCTAGAAGCAAGGAAAAGACCGTCTAGTAAATTTCTAGCTTGTGCTTTTTGCATTCTCCAAGAACTTCTGTCGGATTCCATCGGAGTATTTGGATTTGCAACAGAGAATTGATAATCGTCTATTACATTTTTAACTCTAAATCCACCGGTGTGATTAGCATCGGCAAGAATAGAAACATAACCTTCTGGATTCTGTGAATATGATATCCATCTCTGAAGGTTGTGTTTGTAAGGATATGTTGTGTAAATTATTTCAGTAGCAGAAGAGGAAACAACACTTATAGCAAGTGAAGGGTATGCTCTCTTAGTAAGCTTGGATTGATCAAAATAATTTCTAATAGTAAACCAAGCAGTGTATGCTATCTCGCTAGTTGCTGTTAAAATAGGAAGGGTCTTATATCTGACTGCTTGTCTATATTCATTTGGATCGTAGATGAACTCTGGGTCATATCTAAACGCTTCGTCCATATCGTAATAGTGATTGAATACTATTGTCCAGTTGTTGTTTAAATCGTATCCTACGATTGGTAAGCCGGAATATAAATATGATCTGATAGGATCTGGTGATCTATCTTGAGTGCTAGTAGAGTACTGCTGAGGTTTGGTCAATTGTTTTTCTTGATCGTTTATTTCAGCTCCAAATAGAGTTTGTGAATTTAAAGCAATACCATCAAGTTCCTCTTTGTAAGCAGGGTCCTTGTAGTAGGTATTTGATTTTGGTTGATATTTTTTTAACTCGATTTTAAAATAAACCGGAGCATACATAAAATCTCTGAACAAATACATGGAATTTATCTCGTAAATTCTATTAGTTAGAGGAAAATAAATTATATCTCTTTTTCTAGGTTGTGCTCCTCTGCCAAAGAAAGATTCAAAATAAATCTTGTCAATGTGAATCTCAAAAGGTTCTTCAAATTGAAGTCCGAACGGATCGTAATTGATCTTGTTGTCGGGAAATTGGTTATTTGGAACCATTACCTTAACACACTTTTCATCAACCACATCATACAAAGTGTATTCTTTTAGAACAACGTCTTTGGATCTGGATTGTGCTTGGACTGAATAGTAATTAACTTCCCATCCAAATAATTTATTAACGGAAAGACTTAGATCTTGATAAAGATTTAAAGCTGTATTAACTGCATAAGGATTGAAAGTTATAACTCCGCAGTCGTTATTAAAAACTACCGGTCTATTACTTTTTTCTTCCGAGCAGGTTGGAACTGGAGCTCTTATAATGTCATTGGTTGGATCGTAAACAGAATTATAGGTTAGATCTAAATCAAAATTAACAATCGCAATCGTAGGAGAAATTGGTTCATTACCTGAATATGCTATAGATCCGTCGTTATTCTTTGCTGTAGAAGTAAATCTAAACTCCGGATAAAATGGATTAGTTGGATCTAAAGTAATTGAGAAAGGAATTGCTCTGTCATTTGAAGTTGTGCTTTGGGATATTCCCGTTAAAGCAGTTCCAACGTTTGTCCATAGAGACCAGGTTTCTCCGTCTATGCTATATCTGAAATCAATCACAATATCTTGTGCATCGAGATCAACAGGATTGGTCGAGGTGTTAACAGAATCAATTATCCATCCATTGACAGAAGAAACGTTAGTGTATGGTTTATCCCAGCTTAAAACCCTGTAACTTCCAATATAGGTAAAATTAAGGGCGGAATCTATTTGCTCTTGTCTTAGAGCTAACCACTCTTCCCCTGTAATATTAATGATATTGTCACCACAAGGGGAATAGAAATAAGCAGTTCCTCCATTGGGATCGGCAACCCCTTTGGTGTGATAACCATTACATCCTATCTGAGCAGCTCTCGCTAAAGCTCCTTCCGGTGTAGAAAAAAGATTATTTGTGCTCGAAGGTCCCGGTTTTGCTGTGTTAGCAAGACCATCCTGATACGCATATCTCGGGTCCGAGACGTCGTACTGTTCGCCGTTACCATTGTAAACTGGCTGTCCTTCTTTAGGAAATCTATTTTCTGGATAAAATGTCATTTAATCTAACAATATATTGAGGGTTTCCCCTCTTATATATCGTCAGAATAAATTATCTTAGTAGGGTTACCGTTCCTTCGTAATAATATACTTTACCATCATAAGCAGAAACCTTTACTCTCCAAACATAAACGTCTTGTTGTGAGTCTTCTCTTTTGTAGGTACCGTCCCAACCTTCATTTTTATCTTTAGTTTTCCATAGAATTTCTCCCCATCTATTAAACAACATAGCTTCGAATGTTTTTTCTCCGCTAACTGTAATGTAGAATTTATTATTTCTATCAGGTCCTGTTCTTTCAGGACTAAACGCTGTTGGAGCAAAAACAATAACATCAGGACCTATAGTTAGTATATTTGAGGTTGAATCTAAACAAGTAACATCTTCATATGTAAAACTTGAAGTTAAGTTTACCCAATATCCTGAAGTGTCTGCTAGATAATTTTTAATTGGATTGATTTGAGTTGAAGTGTCTTCAGTATCAGGAAAGTCAAAAGACCATAAGTATTTAACACTATCTAATCCCCATCGAATCTGAGTTTGATTGATAAATTTAAATTTAGGAAATGCTACTGTTGTAAAATTAGGTTCATTAATAAACTGAGCATCAGGTACAGGTAGTATTTTTATATAATCTTCTTTTGTTAATACACTCTGACAAACACCTCCACCCCAATCATTTGTTACTATTAAAGTTACATCATACCAATTTCTATTAGCAGTATCATATTTAATATTAATTGGATTAGCTATGGTTGATATACCGTTATTACCAAACTCCCATTCATATTTTATATTACTTAATGGTTTTCTAACTATTGAAGTAAAATCAACTCTACCTGGTTCACACTGAATTAATGGATTACCAATAAAATTAAATTGTGGTAACGGTTCTATAATTAATTGAATATCATCTTTAGCTGAAGGACAAACACCTTCTTCAACACTTTCCAAAGTAATTAAAACTCTACCATTTCTAACATCTAATGATGTATCACCGATTCCATAATTATATAGTTGAATCAAATCATTACCTTGTCTTACAAATGATCCATCACCATTAGTTTTCCAAATAATATCTTTAACCCATTTTTTATCACCATTTAATATAAATTGTTTATCTTCACATTGTTGGTATGGATTAGAATTTAGTATATCAATCTGTGGTTGAGTTTGTATTAATATAAGATCTGCTGTAGTATCTGTACATTTGGTTATTGGGTTTGTATATTCAAATTTAACTCTATATTTTCCTTCATATTGTTTTGATTTAGGAGAAATACTTGGATCAAATTCATTTCCAACAACTCCTTCACCTGACCATTTACCTACATTTCCTCCGGGTTGTATACTTGTTAATTCTAATGTAGATAAACTTGAACAAATAGTGTCAGGCAAATCTATTTTAACAATAGGTAAACCATTAACTACTACCTCTATACTATCATCAACTAAACAACCACTTGAATTAT